GAAATAGCAGGTTTATAACAATATAAATACTAGCAACAGGAGATAAAATGAGCATATCCACACTTTCAAAATTGACAGTACCTTTGGCTTCCAACGCGAGTGCGAGCAGTCAAGGTCTATTGATGCCAAAACTTCAATATAGGTTTAGAGTCACACTAGAAAATTTTGGAGTATCAACACCTACCACTGAACTCACAAAACAAGTAATGGATGTCACTCGACCACAAGTCTCTTTTGAAAAAATTACCTTGGATGTGTACAATTCAAAAGTTTATCTTGCTGGTAAGCACACTTGGGAACCTATAACTTTAAATTTAAGAGAAGATGTAAACAGAGAAGTGCAAAAACTGGTAGGCGAACAACTGCAGAAACAATTTGACTTTTTTGAACAATCAGCTGCAGCTTCAGGCATAGATTACAAGTTTTTAACTAGAATTGAAATATTAGATGGTGGTAATGCTGCCAACTCGCCAACTGTTCTTGAAACTTTTGAATTATACGGCTGCTATGTTGATAACGCAAATTACAACACACTTGACTACAAGAGCAATGATCCGGTAACCATAGCGTTAAGTATTGTCTACGACAATGCCATACAAACACCAAGAGGTGATGGTACTGGTATAGGTAGTACAATAGGTAGAACTGTGAATTCCTTAGCTACAGGCGGCGGTATATAAATTAAAATCACCTACATATTACAAAAGGGCGCAAGCCCTTTTGTTGTTTTAAACTGCCCATTTTTCCAATGCATAAATATTCATATGCCAAGTTTATTAAAAGGATTTTTAAGTAATATATTCAAATCAGCCCGTAATCCCAAAGGTAACCTAGGGGATTTTGCACACGCTGCCAGATTATTTGTAGACGACAGTTTTAAATTTGCACCTCACATGAAATTTTTATATCATGTGACGTTCAACATCAACCCTAATGCAAAAGTAGTAATTAATCAAAAAAAATTACAAGATTTTCAAACTCTACATGGTAACGATCTCAACATGTTGGTCAAAAGATGTGATCTACCCAAATACAGTATTCAAAACTCAGTGGTGCAGCAATATAACAGAAAGAAAAATATACAAACAAGAATTGATTATGATCCAATCAATATTGATTTTCATGATGATAATTTTGGTGTTACGACTTTCTTGTGGGAAATGTATTACAGATACTATTTTAAAGATGGTTCTTATGGCAAAAGAGGTCCTTTGACTCCTGAAGCTTCAGCTCCGAAAGAATACATATACAAAAATCATCTCACCGGAGCAGTCAACAACAAATATAGATTTGGGTTAGATAACAATTCTAACGAACCATTTTTTAATTCCATACAGATTCATCAGCTGGCTAGAAAAAGATTCACTGCTTACACGTTAGTCAATCCTATTATTACAACGTGGCAAGGTGATACGCTGGATGCGGGAGATGCCACTGGAGTCACAGCCAATCGAATGACCATTCAATTTGAAACTGTGTTCATGTCCAGAGGATCAGTGATACGTGGCAAGAGTCCAAAAGGATTTGGTGCTCTGCATTATGACTCCGTAGCCAGTCCAATTAATATTGCTGGAGGCGGCACTCGCAGTGTGTTTGGTAGAGGCGGCCTAGTAGACGCAATTCCTGGACTGCGTGGTTTATTTCCTGGCAACACAGGACCTTACAGTGACGTGGAAGGATCAGCTCCAAATCCAGGAGGTATTGGCAGAGGCATACTAGGAGCAATAAATGCAGCACGTAATTTAAAAAAATTAAGCAAAGAAGGTCTACGGGAAGAAGGCTTTAGAGTGGCTAAAGAGGCCATAGGTCGAGTAGGCAAAAGTTTAAATGGTATTCCCAACGTGAACATTCCCACGCAAAACCCTCAGGCTAACAATGTAACAAAAGCATCATTGCCAGGAAGTGAATAAACATGGAAGAAGATTTTTTACCTGATACACAAGTTTTGAATCACGATGAACTAGCAACATTTCAAGAAGAATTTGATCTACCTCCCACATCTGATCAAACACAAAACATATTTGTAAACAACGAATTAGAAAATCCAAAAGAAAAAAATCTTAATCGAAAAAATTTTTCAAATCTCCCTATAAGTGACGATTTTAAAGACAGTGCTGAGCCGGTAAAAAATTTATTCGACAAATATTTTATTGAAAATATCAGTTTGCCAGCTAGTGAGGTTGACGCTGTGGTCACGTATTTTCAAAAAAGAGGATTTGGAAATGTAGCTGCCAGTAATGTGGCAAGTGTTCTGCTGCAACAAGCAAAATTAGATAATGTCAAAATATTTACTTTGCTTGACACACTCAAAGGAGTAACTGATGTAGAGTTGAGTCGAGTAGTTACACAGATATTAAATGTTAATAGATCAAAAATATCCAGTTTAGGATTTAGAGTTACTGATGAACGTAACCAACACAATAAAAGAAATATAAGGATATAAAATGCCTAGGCGTTTTGCTCAAGGTAGATACAGCCTAAAGAATCCTGCCAAATATATCAGTATAAAGGATCCTCTCTATAGATCCAGCTGGGAATTTGCTTTTATGAAATTTTGTGATGAAAGTCCGGCCATAGCCAAATGGGCCAGTGAGCCTTGCAGGATTCCATATAGAAATCCACTCACTGGAAAATACACAATATATGTACCAGACTTTTTTATAAATTATGTGGACAAATCAGGACAACAACACGCAGAGATAGTAGAAATCAAACCACAAAATCAATCTTTGAAAGAAAAGGTAGGACGCAATCGCGCCAATCAAGCCAGTTACATTTTAAATCAAGCCAAATGGGAGGCAGCCACAGTTTGGTGTAGACAAAAGGGTATTAGATTCCGCATAGTGAATGAAACCGATATCTTTCACCAAGGAAACAAACGCCGATAAATATTTTATATGACCAAAAAATTAGAAGAACTTTTGAATCTACCTGAAAGCAAAGAGATAGTGGAGCAGGAAAAGAATAAAGTAGAAGAGAAGAACAAGGCCTTGCAAACTCAACAAGAAACACTGAGAGATATATCAGAGTTGGATAAGATCAGTGCAGCATTGCCTTTCGTGAATGATCTTGGCAAAATGGCAGATGAAGAGTTAGATGACGTGGCCAAAAAAGCAATGACTGCTTATGATGATCTAATGGATTTGGGAATGAATGTGGAGAGCAGATACAGCGGTAGAGTTTTTGAAGTAGCTGGAAATATGCTGCGCACATCTTTGGATGCAAAAGTGGCTAAAATGGACAAAAAACTCAAAATGATAGATATGCAGATACGCAAGCAAAAGCTGGACAGAGATGGTGGAATTGACGATAACACAGTGCAAGGGGAGGGCTATGTGGTGGCGGATCGCAACAGCCTGCTGCAGAAACTTAAAAATATGGATAAATAAAGCATATGGCTTCAGAATTTAGAACAATATTAGAGCAGACCAAAAAAACCTACAAATTTAAGATTGGTTTGGCGGGTGTATTGCCTGAAAACATTAATGTATTGCTAAAGACAGCTTTAGACAAATATGAATGCGTGAGTCTTAGCAAGGGTAAGAAAACCCCTATCACTGAAAGACCATTAGATTTTCCCAAACTGTCAAATGTTGAAGTCACATATTTTGACGCAGAGTTGTGCTATCCTACCACACCAGATATTTTAGAACAGTATGTTTCATTGGTGTCCAAAACGCCTATCAGTCACACACTGGTGCGCACTGCCACCCAAGATGGAGATTATCCAACTGATAAAAAAGCAGAACCGTATGTGGTAAAACTAACCAGTGATCTTGAGCAAGCAGATCCAAAAGCACAAAATTTAGTGGCACAGAAAAGAGTGGTAGAGATACTGAAACAAATGGAAAAAGACAGAAAAGAATTTACAAAAGCCAAAGAAGATCCAAAAAATAAAAATGAAAAACAATTGCAAGACAGAGAAGAGAAAGCGACTCCTTCACCCTTGACAAAAGTAAAAAATGAAAAGCCTGTGGCTATCACAACAGGAGGTTTGTAACATTATGGATATCAGAGATATAATTCAAAAAATTGATAAAGTTCAAAGTAGAAAAGAACTAACAAATGAAATTAAAAAAATTAATATTAATGAATCTATGGCAATTAATATTGCCATGTATGGTAACAATGAACAAGAATTATCTCAAGTGATGAGAATATTTAAAAACGCTGGAGTAAGCTCACCTGAATTCAAACCAATAGCAACAGCACCAGCAGAAGCATCTGGGTATCAAGGTCAGTCAGAACCTTTTACTTTTGATGTAAAACTGGATGGAGACTTCGAGATGGAAAAAGGAGTTAGTGATAAAGATGCAATGGAAATTAAAAACATATTGCAAAAGGCAGGCATTCAAGCCGAAGTAAATCCTAGCGAAGAAGATTTTTCATCCATAGCAATCAAGACTATGACTCCTAAAGAAAAAATTATAGATATAATTTCCAAAGCTGGAGTCACAGTAGATGAAGATTCCAGATACAAGGCAAGCACTACCCCAGATCCTAAATATGCAAGTATTCCAGACACTGTGGACCCCACAGGTGATGATTTACACAAAAAGAAAAAAATGTATGCAAGAAGTCATCCTGGTGATAATCCGATGGCTGTGGAACAGGAAGTAAGTTTAGCAGAAAAAATCAAAGCTCAATTGATAGCAGATTATGCAGCTTTTAAAGAAGGTCAAGTAAAAGGCATGGTGATGGATATTGAATCAGACGCAGCTGAAATGTCAAAAGAAGAGTTTTCAAAAAAATATCAGGGCAAACACATGGATATCTTTAATAGAATACAAAAAGAAAAAGACATGGATATGTCAATTGACGACGTTACCATTTAATCTACACATTTAAATCCTACATCTTGCAATAAATATTTTTATGCAAGACCAATACGTGAATGCTTTTTTCAATCTATTACAAGAAAAAAAATCCAAGTTTGGATTTAGTTTGCCAGATCCATTAGAGGTCTACACTGTAATGTTGTTGGCGCATTTCTTAGATAAAAAAGATTTTCTTCCAAAAAAAACTTTTGCACAATCATACCTTGAGCTCAACAATACTGATAAATCAAATGCAAAAAAATTAGGAGATATCTGTCTGTTCATGACTGGAGTATTTCCTGAATACAATAATCACAAAGGATTTAGTGTCAAGTACTACAGTGAAATAGGCAAAAGCAGTTATCAAATAGCCATGGACTACAGTGGATTCAGCATATTCAACATGTTAACCAAAAACTTTGATTTTGTACGCAATTACATATCATTCATTCTTAACAAAACAAACAGCACATACAAACCCTAGATAAGTACTATTATGTCTATTAAAAGTTTAGATGGTGTTCTCACCAAAAAAGCACACCAGCGGGAAAAATACACAGAAAAACAACTGCAAGATCTAGCAGCATGCGCAGATCCTGTGCTGGGATATCTTTACTTTGCCAAGAGTTTCTTTAACATTCAACATCCTGTGCGTGGCAAACTGCTTTTTGATCCTTACACCTATCAAACTAAATTGTTGGACATCTATCACAAGCATAGATTCAATGTGAACATGTTGCCAAGACAAAGCGGGAAAACCACTTGTGCTTCCTCTTATCTACTATGGTACGCAATGTTTCATGCTGATCAAACCATATTGATAGCAGCTCACAAGTACACAGGAGCTCAGGAGATCATGCAGCGTATTCGTTATGGATATGAACTATGTCCAGATCACATTAGAGCAGGCGTGGTCAATTACAATAAAGGATCAATGGAGTTTGAAAATGGATCAAGAATAGTATCTGCCACCACAACTTCCAACACCGGCAGGGGTATGTCTATTTCATTGTTGTACTGCGATGAGTTTGCTTTTGTGAATCCTACCATTGCTAGAGAATTTTGGACCTCCATATCCCCCACACTGGCCACAGGAGGTAGAGCAATAATTACCAGCACTCCCAACAGTGATGAGGATGAATTTGCTGTGATATGGAAAGAATCACAAAATAAATTTGACGAAAATGGTAATGAGACAGAGCTGGGTATTAATGGATTTTTTGGATACACTGCCAATTGGAATGAACATCCTGAACGTGATGAAAAATGGAAAGAAAGTGAGTTGGGAAGAATAGGAGAAGAAAGATTTAGAAGAGAATATGGTTGTGAATTTTTAGTGTATGACGAAACATTAATTAACAGCATAGTGCTAGCTAATTTGCAAGGAAAAAATCCTTTGATCACAATGGGACAAACTAGGTGGTACGAAAAAATTAATGCTCAAGCCACATATGTGGTAGCATTGGATCCTTCAATGGGCACTGGCGGAGATTTCGCAGCTATTCAAGTGTTTGAACTGCCTTCATTCAAACAAGTGGCAGAATGGCGTCACAATCAAACTCCTATACCACAACAAATTAAGATTTTAAAAGATATTTGTGTATTCATCAAAGAAGAATCTCGCAGTGTGTCAGGCAATAACATTTATTGGAGCGTGGAAAATAACACCATTGGTGAATCAGCACTGCTGGTAATTAACGATTATGGAGAAGAAAATATACCTGGACTGTTTGTTAGTGAACCCATACGTAAGGGACACATTAGAAAATTTAGAAAAGGTTTCAACACAACACATAGAACAAAAATTAGTGCTTGCAGCAGATTGAAAGCTATGATTGAAAACAACAAAATCACAATCAACAGCAAGGCACTAATAAGTGAACTCAAAAGTTTTGTTGCAGCTGGTTCTAGTTTCAAAGCCAAAGCAGGTGAAAGTGACGATCTTATTATGGCTGCTCTGCTGGCTTTAAGAATCACGAACATCTTAAAAGATTGGGATCCAAAAATATACAACTCATTTTTGCAGACTGAAAATGATGAAGATGCTGCAGAGCGCATACTGCCTATGCCAGTGTTTGTGAGCACCACAAACAACTAAATAATACTATGGAACTAAAAGACATATCCAAAGAGTTGTTTGCCAAGATAAGAGGCCGTTTCCCCAACGTGCAAATCGGCAATGAAAACGCTCAAGTGACCAATGATCCTGATCAAGCCCGCTTCTTTGACTTTGATTACAAACTGGGCGGTAAGAGTTTGGGGAGAATCAGTATTACTGTGAACGAAAAAGACGGCATAGTAGTGATACATCCTTCAGAAATTTCTAAGACCGAGGACAAATATGCGCAAAACAATTGGTTCAACTTTTTAAAAGAGTTGAGACAATTTGCAAAAAGCAGACTCTTAAATTTTGACACAAGAGATATCACAAAAAACAATCTTGAAAAGAGAGATTATGAATTTCTCGGAAACCGTACATCAACAAACACCATGAGTGAATCATTCAAAGGAACCAGCAAAACCAGTTATCAAAATGTTGGCAACAGCAAGTTGATAATAAAACATTTTGAACCTATTGATACAGAAGAAAATATATCAAGATTGCACAAAATAGAAAGCATATTTGTAGAAACACGTGACGGTGAAAGATTCAAATATCCGTACAAGCACATTAACGGGGCTAGAGCAATGGCAAGACACATCAGCGAAAATGGCAAACCATATGATGACTTTGGAAAATACATAATTGGATTGAGTGAAGAATTATCCAAACTTAAGAAATTTAAAAATTATATGAATCGTTCTGCTGTGATGGCAGAAACATTGAAAGAATATGCTGAAAGCATAAATTCTAGAATAGAGGAAATTAAAGATGAAATTTTACATCTGCAAAAAGAAAGTTTTTATAAATTAAGTAAAGACAAATTTACAAAAGCTGAAGATGTAGATGTGCCAGAAGATATAAAAAATAATTGGATTGATGAACTCACTATAAAATCTTTCAATGAAGAACTCAAAGACGTATTTCCATACATATATAAAATTGTTACTGCAAAAAAAATTAAAGAAGAAACTCCAGACACAATCGGCAATATTAACATAGTGGATGACAACACACTAGCACAGGTCACAGATGTAGAATCATTAGATCCCATTAAAGAACTAGAAGACCATTTGGACAGCATTATAGAAGACAAAGAAAATGCATTATTTTCCAGCGATAAAGAAGAACAGTTACAAGCATTGGAAAAATTAAATCAATTGATGAACAAACATTTTCCAGCAGGAGTCAATGGTATAAATGGCTTAGAAAGTATTGCAGGAATTATTGATGATGAAAATTTAAATGACCAAATAAGAGAAATAGGCAAACAAGACAGCAGTGCTTGTTTGCGCCCTCTTATATATACCTACATTCAAAGTAAGCGACCAGACATGCTAAATAAACTTAAATTAGGAGATATGAAGATGCCTAAGGAAGGAAATCAGTTTGCACAAGCCGTGAGAAAAGCCAAAGCAGCAGGCATGAAGTCTGGAGATAAATTCAAAGTAGGTGACAAAGAATACACACTAAAAGATGCCATGGATATGGCAGGCCTAAGTGATGGAGATATTGATTTCGAAGTTTATGGTGATGATGGTAACACAGCACCAGGCAAGTTATATTACACAGTGCAACCAAATGGCAAAGTAGATCCAAAATCTTTACAAATGGTATTGGATCACGAATATCATCCTAATCACAAACTAGACAATAAAGAGGCAACAGAACAAGTACAGCCAGGTGGAGAAGAACACGCAGAAGCATTAAGAGCTGCACAGGAGAGTCATGATGAGGATCAAAACAGATTAAAAATGAAAGCAATGGCCGGACAAGAATCAAACTTTAGTGAAATGATGACAAGACAACATTTTCAAATGTTTGCTGACACTGTAAAACAGATTGAAAATCCAATTAAACGAGCTGACACTGCAAAACTATTAGCGGATGTGTTTGCTAAAAGCAATCCAAGATTTGACATCACTAGATTTATGGCAGCAGCCGGAGTTGAATCAGAGAAGAATGAAAATGAAGGCCAGATTGATGATGAGTATAAATTTCGTGATTGGTTAAAGAAGACACACAATAAACAAGTGCATGAATTAAAACCACAAGAATACGCAATTATTGCAAAACAATACAGAGACGAGCAGGGTAAAAAAGAATCCTATCATCCTGGTGAAACATCTGCAGAAGAATTGGCCAAAGAAATTTGGAACAACAATCCAGAATTACATGATGAATTCAAAGATTGGCGTGAGTATATGAACTCAGAAGATTTCCAATTGGAGGTAGATAGATTGAGAAGTAAATTTGAAAGCACAGGCGGTGGTCCTACCATACGCCAAATGAGCGATTTAGAATTAGCCAACTTTTTAAACACCACTGTGGCTGAAATGAAGAAAGACAGAGAAGCAGCAGAAGAAGCAGCCATGGAATTAAATAAAAAATATTCTGAAGATATGAAATCCAGCAAACAAGATCTGCACACAGGTGCAACCAAAATAGAAGAACTGGTGAAGAGTTTTTATGACTACACCACCAATAAATTTCCCAAAGGGGAAACAGCAGTGATCACAGCAGTGCAAAAAAGATTTGGCGAGCAAGCAACCAAAATTGCTCAAGAAACCATACGCACACTGCAGTCAGGCAAAGATAGAGACATAGAGCGAATTAAAAAAATGGCAGGTATATCAGCCAAAAATTAAATATCTACATTATTGTTCTTGACTAAATACTTATATTAATATAGTATGTAAACATATGTGCTGTATTAATTACATAAGGCACAAACTAAACAAACAGGCAATAAGGAGGCCCAACTATGGCAGCAACACTAGCGGAAATCCGCAACAAGCTGAAAGAACAAGAAGTACGTTCTGGAGGCAATTCTAAAACAAACAGTGGCGACAACGCCATCTATCCATTCTGGAATCTAAAAGAAGGTGAACAATCAGTAGTTCGTTTTCTACCAGACAGAGATCCCAACAACACTTTTTTCTGGAAAGAACGTTTGATGATAAAACTTCCTTTCGCAGGAGTCAAAGGTGACACAGATTCAAAACCAGTACAGGTGCAAGTCCCTTGCATGGAAATGTATGGTGAATCATGTCCTATACTAGCAGAAGTTAGAGGGTGGTTCAAGGATCCAAATCTAGAAGACATGGGACGCAAATATTGGAAGAAAAGATCTTACATATTTCAAGGTTTCTTAAAAGAAGATCCACTCAATGAAGAAAATAAACCAGAAAATCCAATTAGAAGATTTATAATTGGACCACAAATATTTGGTATTATAAAAACTGCATTGTTGGATCCAGAAATGGAAGATCTTCCTACAGACAAACTGAATGGAGTTGATTTTAAAATAATCAAAACAAGTAAAGGTGGTTATGCAGATTATTCTACATCCGCATGGAGTAGAAAAACTAGACCTTTGACTGAAGAGGAGAACAAAGCAGTGGAAACACATGGTTTGTTCAACATGGGTGACTATCTACCTAAAAAACCATCAGAAGTAGAACTGAAAGTAATCAAAGAAATGTTTGAGGCATCTGTGGATGGAGAAGCATTTGATCAAGAAAAATTTGGTCAATACTATCGACCTGCAGGACTGTCTGCAAAAACAGGCGATCCTGTTGTCAACACACAAGTTGAAGCAGAAACACCTGCGTCAGTCAAAGTTACTGCTGGCAAAGTAGAAACACAAACTGACACTGCCAAAAGCGAAAGCAAGAGCAGAGCAGATGACATTCTGGCAATGATCAGATCTAGACAAGCGAAAAAATAGATAATATATTACAGTGGAGGGTTGAGAAACTCTCCACTTAACAAAAGGAATTAATATGGCTAATAAGGCTTTCGACGTATCAAAATTTAGAAAAACATTAACCAAATCAATAGATGGATTAGGAATGGGGTTTAATGATCCAACTGATTGGGTATCCACAGGCAACTTTGCACTAAACTATCTAATGTCAGGTGATTTCAAGAGAGGTATTCCTCTAGGCAAAGTCACTGTATTTGCAGGAGAACCTGGTTCAGGTAAATCATATATTGCATCAGGCAACATAGTAAAAAATGCACAAGCCCAAGGAATATTTGTGGTGTTAGTGGACACAGAGAATGCATTGGACCAAAACTGGTTGGAAGCATTAGGCGTGAATACGTCTGAAGATAAATTAATGAAATTAAGTATGAGCATGGTGGATGATGTAGCCAAAACAATTTCCACATTTATGAAGGACTACAAAACAG